CCGAAGAAGAAGAACAACTAGTGTCAGCAGGAGTACGCTGTTTCCCTGGTGGTGTAAAACACTTTGCAGACACAGCCGCATTGGTCGCAAATCTTGATGTGGTTGTAAGTGTGGACACGGCTGCTGCACATCTTGCCGCTGCGCTGGGCAAGCCCACATGGATCATGCTGAACAACTATGCACCGTGCTGGCGCTGGTTACTGAATAGAGATGACACACCTTGGTATGCCACTGCTAGATTGTTCCGTCAACCCAAAATAGGTGACTGGGCTAGTGTAGTTGAAAAAATCCGTCTACACTTGAAACTGTTTAAGATTTAACAGGTTGCAGTTGTACAGGCACCACTGGTGCCACAGGTTTGGGTTGTGGTAATCCTAGTGTGGTACCGATCGGGCTTGGGTGTCGCTCTGGGAATAGTCCTGAATATTTTATTTGTGCTATCATATCAATATTTATACTCAACAAAAAAGCGCCTTGCGGCGCTTTCTTGCTTCTTCCCATCCCTGAGATGAATAAAATATTAACTGAATGACAAGTTTTGAACAGCAATCTCGCCAACGTAGTCAGCAGCGTTACCGAACGAACTTGCAGTGTTTGTCAACTCTACGAAGCCATAACGAGTCATAAATGACACGACTGGTTCGAATGTAGTTGGGTCAAGAACAACACCACTACTCATTAGAGGAATGTATGGGCAATAGAATGCGGCTGCATCAGCCTCACTAGTACCTTTGTAGCCAACTAGCACGTTAGCAGTGTCGCTAGCGTAGCTGTTAACAAACACACGCATTGCGCCGTTCAATGTACCGACAAACTTGGTGTTTGTTGGTGCTTCGAATGTGCCTTCTGTAGTGCGAGCAAACGCACTAGTAGTTGCACTTTGCAACACTGTCAATGCAGCTGGACTTACAACAGCCCAGTTACCAGCGCCACGACGTGTACGCTGAGCAATCAAGTTAGCTGTGCGGTTGATCAACACTGCCAAAGCAGCGTGTTCGTCACCCACAAACGTAGCAGTACCACTAACGGTAGCTTGGTTGTATGTGTACTCAACAGCAGCCAATGTGCTCAAACTCAAGAGAATCTCTTGGTCAATTTCAGCTGTAATTTCTTGTGCCAGTGCAGCCATGATTTCTGCTTCAACGTCAATGCCGTGCATGGCTTGTGCGTCTTGTGCAGATTCAAATGTCCAACGAGCTTGCAACTTACGTGTCTTGGCTTCAACTGCTTGCTTCAAGATCTGTACGGAAATTTGCTTACCGCCGTTACCTTCAAGCGTTGCTGTGTTAGCGCCTGTGTAAGAAGATGTGCTTGTTGTGTCTTTGCCAACTGTAGAGTATGCAGTAGCAATGGTGAATGGACTCAATGCTTCTTGACCAGCTGTGACGCTGGTTGCGGCTGCTGAGTTATCAGTTAAGTTACCAGCGTAACGCACACGTAGAGTGTGAATTTGACCAACTGGGCCTGTCATTGGCTGAACGCCTACCAACTCGTTAGCGATAACTGTTGGCATTACACGACGAATAACTGGCAGAATCACACGGTTTAATGTAGCGATGTTGCCAGCGGCTGTGGAACCAGCACTTGCGTTTTCTTTCAAGTACTTACGTGTATTCTCAAGAATAACGTTCATACTGGTGCGCTTAGAACCGTTTAGACCTTCAAGCAGTGCTTCCTTGGTCTCGTCCCAGCGACCTTCTAATAATTGTTGTGACATTTAATGTCTCCTTTAAAATTAATTTAACCCTGCCAAACGCTTGATGTCGATAACGTTGCTGTTGTCAGCACTGTCGTCTTCAAATTGGCTACGGGCAGATTTATCGCCAGTGACTGTGGACACGGATTCTGTGATTACTTTTGAGGCTTTCACAGAGCGGTCGGTTAGAACAGCTGGAAGATACTTTTCAAATGCGTTTTTCAAACGTGATGTTTGTACGCTTTCGAGTAAATTACGCATGACATCTTGCTTCTCTTTGTTAAGAGGAGACAACAATTCGTCCATCACGTTTGCACGTTGGTTGGACTCTTTGATCATTCGTATTTCACGCTCTTTTGACTCGTTAAGAACTTTTACATTCTTAATAAGTTTGATGGCTTCGGACAATTTTGCATCTTTTTGTGCAATTGTGTTGTGTAGTTTACGTACTTCTGCTTTCTCATTGAGATAGGTAGCACCAAATTCACTTGCATATGCTTCAAAGATTCGACGGCCAAAATTGTTCTCACGAGCAACTCGGATGTCTTCTTGTAATTGACCAAGTTCGGCCTTTAGATGACGGCTAACAGCTTGACTCATTTTCTGTGCAGATTCTGTTACAAATCGCGCTTTCAATGCTTCCAGTTGACTACGTGCTTCGCGAACCAAACGAACTTTTGTTTCTACAACATCACGTTTGTCGGTTGCGAATTCTTGAATTTCACGAGCCAAAGCATGCACAATAAAGCCTTCTAGTTTTTCTAGTCCTTCATTGTGCTGCTTGCGGTCTTTGCGCAGTTCGCTAATTTCTTCAGCAAGTTTGGTGACCATAAAGTTGTTGAACTTTGTAGCACTTTCATTCATCTTGCGTTGAAACTTAACGCGGTCTTCAACTAATTGCGCTTTTTCAGCTGCAAGAGTTTGAATCTCTGCGGAGAGACCATCTGTTACCATACGATCCAGGGCTTCCACCATCACTGTTTTGTCATGTTCATAGCGTTGTGCAAACTCTTCACGTAGTTCTGCACGAGCTTGTTCACGAGCTTCAACCAGCTTGGCTTCCCAAGCTTCGTTGATCTCTTGACGAGTTTCCTCGGTGATCAAGTCGCTATCAAGTAACGGTTTAATAGCATCTAACATGCTTATTCCTCCCTTATTTTAAGATCTTTGATCAGCTTTACTACTTCACTTTTCAAATATCTTTGTACCTTGTTGTCCGCGCCGGCTTCACGTGCCACTTCCAATAATCTATGTCCGTACTTCATGTTCATGAGGCCTTCATAGATTGCTGTGGGATATGCATTTGGAGCACTAGGTTGTGCAACTACATCTACAGTGACTATTTCAAAATCACTGACATGTCCTGTCCTGTCGTCGACGTTTCCGGATCCACGACTTGAAACACCTAATCTAACACCGCTGTCCAACATGGTTTTGACCAGTTGACCCATTGGTGTTGGTAATATCTTTAATTTTCCATAACCGATAGCACCGTCGCACCACATTTTATCAATCATGTGACTCACACGGTCTAGGTTAATTTTAAGATCATCCGGATGATCTACTTCTCCCAATACCGAATTGCCACTTTTAAGTTGTTCATTAATAGTGCCAACTGCTTTACGAATTTCGTGAGCAGGGTATATTCTTTCATTTGCATTGCGTTTATCGCCTTCAATGCAAATCCCTTCCATATAAAGGGTTTTACCAGAACCATCAGGAGCATCCTCACTCAGCAGTTTTACCTGCGCTTGTGAGAATGTCAAGTGTTCTTGTAGATAACGAGCCATAATCTCTTAGACTGGAGATTTAGTGTTTACGCCTGCGGCCTGTGTTGTCACTGGCTTGGGTGCAGCACCTTGCTTGGGACTGGTTGTCATGCCCATGTCTTTTACAGATGGAGCAGGACGACCTTGTGCAGTGTCACCAGTCATTTTAACTGGACTTGCAGCCATACCTTTTGCACCTGAGTTATGTGGCACTATACTTTTGGTGTTGGCACCGTTGTCGCCCATTTTAGCAGGAGCCACTTTGGTCAAACTTACAGCTTCCATCATGCCCATTTCTGGCATAATTTCAGATGTGTCGTCCATCTCGATAGCGTCGCCGCCAGCATCCATGTCAAATTCTTGTTCTTCTTCGCCGCCTTCGCCGCCCATCATGGCTTCAAATTCAGCCATTAGTTCGTCTAGCTTGTCTTCAAGATCAACCACGCGGTCTTCAATGTTGTCTTCGCCTGAACCTGCGTCACTGTCACCTTCGATGTCTTTAGTAAGATCATCACCGGCTTCTTCTGCTTCGTCGTCAAACTCAGCATCCATGTCGTCTTCTTCGTTCATGCCTTCTTCTTCAGTTTCAACGTCAGTAATCAAATCGTCGGCTGCATCGCCGTCGTTTTCAACACTTTCGTCAACTTCTTCCTCGTCCATCAAACTTTCGTAGATTTCGCGAGATTTCTCAACTACGATGTCATGGAAAAGTTCTCTAGCTCTTGCTTCTTCGTCGTTAATCGTAACCACGTCTACCATCCCGAAAACTTTATCTAAATCTTCACGCGCAACGTCCATCCAAAAATTCATGGTGTC